GCTCTTCAGCACGCCGTTCGCGCTGAAGCTGCCGAAGACCATCGTCACGGCCGCGTTGATGAGCGGCGGCGTGGCCTGGTTGGGATAGACGAGGCCGGCCGGCAGCGCGGCGGCGTCCGCGGGGAACGCCCCAATCGCTTTCGTCGGGAAGCTGAAGATCGGCGGCTTCCCGTCCTTGCCGGCGATCTGAAGGTTGCCGAGCGCGCCCGGCAGGATGATGGTCTCCCCGCGCTGGTAGCCCTGCAGCGTGAGCGACGTGGACTGGATGGCGCCGTTCGTCGGCGTGTAGACCCACTTCTCGGTCCCGGCCGACGTCGTGACGGCCGCGTCGAAGCCCGCCATCTTGATCAGCCGGTGCAGCCCCGGGAGCACGGACGCGGTGTACGCGATCGCCGGCAGCCGCATGAGGGCCGGGATCGTGCCCTCGTAGTAGAGGCCCGTCGGCGAGACGCGGGACAGCGTCCCGAGCGAGCTGATCGACGGGCCGATGTCGCCGTCGTAAGCGTATTTCGGCGTGAAGATGACGGCGGTGTCGTCCTTCGCGAACTGCATCTGCAGTCCGTCGACGGAGGCCGTGAGGGTGATGGCGGTGGCGTAGGTCGCTTCCTCTCTGCCGAGGAGCGCCTGTAGGTGGAGGACCTTGGCGGGAATCATGATTTACTCCTCGGAGCCCGCGCTCGGCGCCGCGGGAGCGGCAGGAGTGGCGGGCGTGACGGGTGAGATGCGGGCCGCGGCGGCGATCGTGCCGGGGCGTTGTCCCGCGCAGAATGCGGCGACGGCGTCGCGCCCCTGCGAGACGATGGCGTCCGGGATCTCGATCCGCGGACCGTTGTCCTGCTCGAGATATTCCATCGGTGCTCGCCTCAGGTGGCCGCGTTGTCGCGGATGTGATATTTCGCGACGACAGCACCGGTGATGACGCTGTCGTCGATGACGTCCCACAGTTGAACCGCGCGCATCTCGACGCAGCTCTCGAGGTAGATCTGGTTGCGTTGGCGTTTCGTCGGATCGCTGTTGCCGTTGAAGCGGCGGAGACTGCGCACGGCCGCGCGGAGGTAATAGCTCGTGTCGCGGAATCCCTGCTCGGTTTGCGCCTTCGTCATGCCGAAGCGGATCGCGAGCGAGAGGTCGGCCTCCGCGTCGTTGATCGTCACCCAGGGCGCGAGGCCCTCGATCGGCATCGGCGTGATGCCGAAGCCCGGGAGCGCCGCCGGGAGGCGCCCACGCGCGACGTTGCCGTCACGCGTGGCGTCGACGATACTGCCGGCGGCGATCGCGGCCGGTGCGCTGTCGCCGGCGTCCATGGGGATGATCGCCAGCATCGCGTTGACGCCGTTGGTTCCGTCGTTCAACCAGTCGGTGACCAGGCGGCAGGCCTCGATGATCATCGGTCAGGCCGCCAAGTAGATCTTGAGGAGCACGGCGCTTGCATGCTTCTGCAGATCGTGGATGATGTAGTTGTTGCCGTCGACCGTGATCGCGGCGCCGGCGGCGGGATTCGTGAGCGCGCCATTCTTCACCGTGACCGTGCGCCGGCGGATGAACGTGTCGAAGCCGGAGCTGTCCTTGTCGACCACTTCTTCCCAGCTCAGGAGGCCGCGGACCGTCTGTGCGCCAAGCGTGACCGACACCGTGGTGATGGTGTCGGCGAGCATGACGGAGATGTCGTCGGCGAGAATCGACATGAGCCGGGTGCACCGGGAGGCGGCAAGCGATCGCCGCCTCCCGGTGCGCGCGAGTTATGTCGCGTCCTGAATCGCCGCGAACGCCGCCGCGTAGCGGAGCGCCACGTCGATGAACGTGTACGCGGTGAGCTCGATCATGCCCTGCTTCTTCAGGCGATACGGGTCCGTCAGCACTTCGAACCCGTTGCCGAACTGCCCGATGAGCAGCTGGCTCCAGGCGCCGAAGATGATCGCCGAGCAGACCGTCGTGCTGGTGCCCTTCGTGAGGTTCGCCGGCACCTGCTGCGAGGCGAAGGCCGGGTAGCTGTTCAGCTGGCCCTCGATGCCGCCCTGCCAGACGGTGATACCGGCCGCCGAGTTGTCGAGCACGGCCTTCTTCTTGAGCTTCCCGCGCTGCGCGGGGTTGCTGACGTAGCCCAGGCCGCCGAGCTGGTCGGCGTTCGCCGTCGCGATCGCGGTCTCGAGATCGACGATGTTGCCCCAGGCGGCCGTGCCCCCGTTCGCGCCGATGGTGACCGAGCCGATCGACGTGTTCTGCAGCACGCCCTTCGGCTGGTTCGAGGAACCCAGGCCGTTGATGCCGGCCAGGTCGACGGCGAGCGCGATGACGGCCGCCAGGTCTGCGCGGATGATCGCCTCGAGGTCATAGTTGCCGGAGGCGGCCGAGAAGAGCGCCTGCCGCGACACCGACGTCGTCGACATCAGTGTCTTGAACGCGAGCGAGACCGTGGTCATGGTCAGGTTCGTGTCGGACGTGTCCGATCCCGGATTTTCACCGATCCACGATCCGCTGCCGGCCGCGAGCTGCGCGGGGAAGGTCACTGGGCCCGTGAGCCCGGAGATGAACGTCGCGCCCGCACGGCCCAGCACGAGCCGGTTGCGGAGCAGCTCGATGAAGTCGCCGGCCGCGGTGAACTTGAATGCGCCGCCCGTGCTCGCGGTGCCCGAGTCGATGCCGGCGCGGCCGAGCAGGACGCGCTCGAGGCGCTCGAGCCGAGCGAGCCGGGCGTACTCGGCGCGCTCGGCGCGCATGGCGCGCGTGACGCCGGGTTCGAACATCGGGAGCACCATCGCGCCCTGCCGCGGCGACGCTTCGGGCATCGTTGCGCGCATGGCCTGCGCGATCTCGCGCTCGTAGCCGCAGTCGATGCCGGCTTCGCGCTCGAGCTTCGCGTCCTGGCCGATGAGCGCGCGGGCGAAGCTGTACTCGCGCACTTCGGATCCCGGGACGTCGACCGTGCTGACGGTCTGCACGCCCTTCTTCATCCGCTCCTTCAGAATGTCCGAGATCTCACGCGAGACCTGCAGCGTGGTCTTGTCGGACTTGAGCCAGCCATTGATGCGCTCGGTGAGGCCGTGCGCTTCGGCCATCTCGGCGATGTCGCGCGAGCGCTGCGCTTCGACGTTGGGTTCGGTGGCCGCCGTGGCCGCCGCGACGGCGGCGGCCGCTGTGGATGCTGACATTTCCAACTCCTTGGCCGCTGAGGCCGTTGTGGTGGTGGTACGAGACTGCGATGGGTGCGCCCGCAGGAAGCGCGACCGCGCGTCCTGCAGCCTGCTCGGCGGCGCGGCGCCGTCGCGGCCGAAGCCGACGGAGTAGTCGGCGGGGATGGGAACGACGGAGCCCTCGACCGGCATCCACGCGGTATAGCGGCGCGTGGGGATGCCGTTCGGATCGCCGTCGGGTGTCGTCTGCGTGTAGTCCTCGCCGCGGATATAGCCAACGGAGACTTTCTTCCGGATGCCGTCGAGAATGTCCTGACGAATCTCCTGCGAGCGCGGCGCCTGGCTCATGCGGAGATCCGCGCGGAGCACCTTGTCGTCGCCGACGCGCACGTTCTCAAGGAGCCCGTGCTGCGCGTTCGCGTCCCACGATTCGTGGCTCGTGAGGAAGGGCATCCCGTCGCGCGCATACGAGAGATCGACCGAGGACGCCGAATGATCGAGGATCTCGTTGTAGCTCTCGCCGGTCCACCAATCGTCGCGATAGACCGCGCGCTCGCTCGAGATCGCGACCGGAATCGGCAGCGTCGAATCGTCGTCACCGTCGTCGTCCGGGTCGCTCGGCGCCGCGTTGATGGCCGCGGTGATCGAGCTCGTCGCGTCGCCGGTGATCGGCGCCAGCTGCACATCCCTGCGTGCCGCGCGCCGGCGCTCGAGTTCCTCGCGATCGACGACGAGGTCGGTCTCGCGGTAGATGAGCAGCGGGGCTTCCTTCTTCGGTTCGGGCATCGATCAGCCTCCGCGCGCGATGTGCAGGTGTCGGCCGCCGCCGCCCGAGGCGTCGGCGGGGTTGGGCTCGTCGGCTGGCCCCGGATCCTTCTCGGTGATGGCGGTCGCGATGGTCGACGGAACGTCGTACTGCTTGAAGAGGTCCATCTCCTGACGGCGCTCGATGATGACTTCCTCGAGATCGCGGCCATCCTCGGCCGCCATGCGTGTCAAGGTTTCGACGCCCGCATTCACGCCGAGCAGTTTCCCGGTGACATCTTTGATCGGATCCACCGACTGGAATCCGCGCGGCTGGAACTTCACCGTCTGCCAGCGCGAATCGTCATAGCCGAGGCCCGTCAGTTTCTGCGCAAGCATCGCGAGCGGGAGCCACGCGCGATACACGCGGCGGAGCACGTGCGTCGCGAAGGAGTTCTGCCGGCGCTTCCAGCGATCGCGCTCACCGAACAGGCCCATGCGCATCGAGCTGTAGTTCGCCTGGGAGAGGTCGCCGGTGAGCGCGCCGTAGGAGACGCCGAGCCCGGTCGCGATCATATGGAGCTCCGTCCGCGTGAACTCTGCAAAGGCCGACGTCGGATGCTGTGGGTCCCACATCGCGAGCTTTTCGCCGGGGTCCAGGCGCAGCATGGCGCCCGGCTCGACTTCCATCGGCTGCTCATTCGCGCCGGAATCGAGCGGGTTGATCGGCGCGTTCTCGGGATTCGCCGTCTCGATGGCGGCCATCGTCGCCGACGCGACGCGCGCCGCGACGAGCTCGGCCTCGTGGTAGCCATCGAGCATCTTGATCTGCCGGAGCACGCACGCGCCGTCCGGAATCCCGCGATTCTGCTGCGGCCGGGTCGGCGTGAAGAAGTGGATGATCTCGGCCGCCGGGATCCGCACGCGATTCCGATCGAGCGCAGTATCGGAGGGATGCCGCGTCCAGAGCCAATACGCGACGGGTGCGCCGCGATCGTCGATCTCGACGCCCTGGCGAATCGCGTTGTAGAAGCCCGTGCGCTCGCGGTTCCACGTCTCGTCGAGAAAATCGGGATCGAGGAGCTGCAGCGAGATGTTCCAGCCGTTCCGCTGTGTGCCCGTGATCATGCGAATCAGGATCTCGCCATCCGTCGCCCAGGCCGAGGCCGCGAGCGACATCATCTCGTGGAGCGAATACCGGCACGACGCATCGCAGTTTTCCGGCTGACTCCACTCCTCCCACGCGGCCTCGATCTTCGCGTTCGCGGCGTCGAAGAGCTTGCCATCCTGAGTCAGGTTCTTCGCCTGCAGTCGGAAGCCGTGCGGCCCGACGATGTTCTCGGCCGCGAGCTGGTGGTAGCGCTGCATGAGGGGCGTGTTGCGCACGAGCTCGCGCGAGCGATTGCGCAGGATCTTGAGGTCGTAGCGCGTCTCCTGGTCGGCTGACCTCGTGCCGGCGAAGATCCAGTCGGCGTCGAGGCGGCTGGTGATCGCGCCGGAATATGCGGAGCGCTTCGCGGGTCCTTTGGCGGAGGGAGCCAGTTTCTTCGCGAGGGCTGTGCGCAGTTTCTCGAACATCTTACGGGTGGAAATCCCCGGGGCCGCGCTCCTGCGGGTGCGCGTAGCGCATTACCATGTCGGGGATGTCGCCGGCCTGCGTGAACTTCACCTTGATGCGGCCGAGCGGCTGATCGGGGTTCTGCAGCTTCCGCACCTCGGCCGTGTAGATCGCGCGCATGCCGTAGAGCTGCTTGAGCGGGAGCTTCCGCACCTCGCGGCCGTCGATCAGGTACTGCTCGATGCCGCCGTCGGTGTTCGCGTTGAGGCGGTTGTAGATCGCGGTCTCGATGACGGTGAGCGTCTGGATCGCGTGCGCGAGCGCCGGCGAACCAATCGCCAGATTCGCCTGGATCGTGAGGCGGTACTGCTTGACGGTGAAGCGATCGCTCCCGCTCGTCGCCCAGATCGTGAGGATGTAGGAGCCGGGCAGCAGCGCATCCGTGCCGCCTACGCCGGCGAATCGCACGTCGAAGGCAGTCGAATCGACACCCGAGACGGCGACGACGCCGTCCATCGTCGAGGGGCCCGTGAGGCGAGCGGTGCCCGTCCAGCCGACGAGGTCGGCGGGGATCTTCTCGAGGAACTCGATCGTGTCGCCGGCGATGATCTGCTTCGGCGCGCGGTGCGTGAGTGAGAGCGTGGAGGTCACGGGCGCAGGATACCGGCGCGCGTAGGACCCCGGCGGACTTTTACTCCGGTTTGGTGGGATTCACGCTATAGACCAGCCGATAGAGGCGCACCCGGTTGATGCGATCACCGCGATCGAGATAGCCGAGCCGGCAGAGGAGGTCGAGCGCGTCGCCGACGCTGCTGTCGGGCATGCGAAGCGCGGCCTCGATCGCGGAGTGCTTCACCGCGCGGAAGAAGCGCACATCGAGGCGCTCGTGGAGATAGGCATAGACGTCGCGCGCGTTCCCGCGCGTGCGCGCATCGATCGAGATCTGGCGGTAGGCGGGGATGGCCTCACCCATACCTACTGCCAGCCCCCGACGTATCCTTTCGGCCGGAATTGCCTCGGGTTCGGCACCGTTCGAGGCGGATTCGCCACCGGATCGCCCGGTTTCGCCTCTTTCTGGGCGGGATCCGGCGGTTTCTGGGCCCGTTCAACCCAGAGACCGAGCTGATCGTAGACGCCGGCGCCCAGGATGTGCAGCGCGGCGAGGTTCAGTACGCCGAGGTCGATCGCCTCGTTGCGATCGCGCACGGCGCGGTATTCGCGGACCGGGATCCCCTTCACGCGGCGGATGAAAGCCTTCTCGGCGGCGTATTGCAGGAGGAACTCCTCATCGGCGCCGTCTTTCTGCGGCATCGGGAAGTGCATGTAGCCGGGCGCGCCCGGCGTCAGCATCGAGAGCCTGGCGAAGAGCACGTCCTTCGCGGTGTCGGTGCCGATCGGGATCACGCGCACGCCGTATTTGTTCGGTTTCCCCGGCCGGTTGATCAGCGGCTTGCCGCGGACGGACAATCCCTTCGTCGCCCAGACGCCTCGCCGCTGCCGCGGCCGCACGAAGGCATACACCGCCTGCGTCTGGTCGCCCGAGTCGATGCAGCAGCTCCTGACGGCGAGCACGGAGCCGCTGGCGTGCTTCCAGGCGCGCGTGAGATAGCCAATCTCGAGGCGATCCCACACCTCTACTCGCGACGGGTCACCGTAGAGCCGTGCGTGCTCGATCAGCCAGGACTCCTGGCCGGCGCCCCAACCGCGGACCTCGACCTCGAGGCGATCCTTCTGCACGTCGACCGCGGCCGTGAGCATCCCGACGGCGAGCGGCACCTCGGCGCCGTACTGCTCACGCCGCTCAGCGAGCGCGGACACGTCGACGCCCTCGCCGCCGATTTCCCACACTTCGCCGAAGACGGTGTTGACGAAGACGCGCAGCGTCTCCGGCGCCTTCTTCGCCTCGAGGAACTCGTTGATGATCTCGCGCCAGCTCGTCCAGGGCGAGTAGAGCGCATTCAGGTGGAAGCCGACCACGCGAGCGCCCGGGTTCTGCGCGCGCCACTCGCCCGCCGACAGCATCGCGAACTTCGCCGTCTCTGGAATCAGCGCGCCGCATGACTCGCACGCATAGGCTGCGTCGTCGAAGACGATCTGCGCCCAGCGCAGGTGCTGGAAATGCCGACAGTGCGGGCACGGCACGAAATACCGGCGTTGGTCCGAGGCGAGGTAGCCGCGGTCGATGCGCGAGACATCTTTCACGGTCGGCGTCGAGAACCGGCCGATCTTCCGATTCCAGAAGGTCGCGGTGCGCTTGCGTGCCAGCGAGACCGGATCCCCCTCGTCGCCGGCGGACGCGGGATAGCGGTCCTCTTCGTCGCAGAGCACGATGCGAATCGGCCGCGAGGCGAGTCCCGCGGCCGAGTTGGCACCCACGAGCGTGATGTGACCACCGGGGAACGCTTTGTGGAGCAGCGTGTCGTCGGAGCCGCGGCGGTTCGACTCCTTCACCTTGCCCGTGAGCTGGGGCGACGCGGTGAGCATTTCCTTCAACCGATCCTTAGAGAACGCCTTCGCCAGCTCGACCGTCGGCTGCATGATGAGTATGGGCGACGGGTCCTGGTCGACGAAGAACGCGATCGTATTGAGGATGATCTCCGTTTTGCCAACTTGCGCGCTGGACTCGACCACGATCTCATCGATCGACGGATCACAAAACGCGTCCATGATGCCGCGCTGGTAGGGCGCGCGGTCGGTACGCCATTTGCCAGGCTCCGCGCTCGCGACGCTCGTCAACACGCGATGGCGATCGGCCCACTCGCTGACCGTGAGTCGAGGCGGCGGCCGGAAGATCGTCGAGCGGAGCCTGCGCTCGACATCGAGAGTGCGCGCGCCGCCCTCGAGGCGATCAATCGCCGTCATCGCCATTCTCCTCCTCGTCCTCGACGACATCGCTCGTATCGCGCAGCTCCTCGAAGATCTCGTCGACGACGGGCTGAATCTTCGCTTGCGCCTCCTGAATCGTCGCGCAGCCGAGGACGACGCCGGCGGCGCGAGGAGCGAGGTTCGAGAGGCGCGCGCGCACGCGCGCGAACGCGTCCGCGAGCAGCTTCTCGCCCGCGGCGACTGTCATGAGCTCGCTTCGGGCCTTCGCGAGCTCGATCTCGATGAGCTCGGCCTCCGCGATCGTGCGCCGCTGATTCGCGTTGTCCTTGTCGATCGGCTGCGCTGTGCGCTTACCCTTCTCCTCGAGATAGCGGTGCAACCAGGTGCGAACGCCTGGCCACGGGAAAACGAGCTCATTCGCATCGCGCCGGTGCGGAATGTCCGTCTCCTGCAGCCAGCGCGTGACCTGCTTCGACGAGTAGCCGGTCAGCGCCGCGAGCTGCTCCTTCGTCACCTTCGCCGGGATCTCGAGGCGCGGTTTCGGCTTGCGCCCGCGCTTCGCCTTCACGCGACGACCTCATATCGGTGCCGAATCTCCCCGAACGCCTTATATCCTCGGGGGTGTTGCGGTACCCAGAACTGGCCGACCCACTTCCCGAAGAGTGGTGCGGCGCCGGTGTAGGTCGCGAAATGCCCGATCACGAGATGGAGGGGGAGCGCTTTCATGCGCCCACTGCGCTCGCCGCTTTCGTTCTCGACCTGAGTCGAGAACGGCTCGATCGTTAGCCATTTCACGCGGACAGTATCGACA